CCCATAGTGTTCTTGCGGACACTACTTTTTTAACTTCGAGGGAGTGAGGATCAATAAGTTCCCAACTATCATCAAAGTTATCTTCGTGTGTTGCACGGTGTATAGTTTCCATAAATTTATCACTTATGACAACACCATGATGTAAGTTTGTACACTTACGATTGATATCCCCGCCCGTAGGCTTACGAATGTCTAAAAATTCTTCGACTTCAGGGTGAGTAATATGCATATAACCTGCATAACTTCCTCGTCTTGTAACTCCTTGTGAGAAAGCTAGCATTTCTGAATCTACTACTTTCATAAAAGGAATTGCACCTGTACTCTCTGAACCTTTTGAAGTTGATGTTCCTTGTGAACGAACTGCACTCCATGAACCCCCTATACCTCCTCCAAAGGAAGATAGGTAGGCATTTTCGGTATAATGATCTGTAATACCTTCTCTTGAATCTTCAACATAGTTTAAGAAACA